GTAACACCGATACCTGTAGTCTCGCGGCGGGAACATATCCGGGTTCAGAACTAGGCGGCTCCGGCTACGTCATAGAAACCGGCGAGTTCGTTAATCTCGTTTGCGCGGGCGCTGTAGGCACCTGCATATTTAAGCCGACTGGCACCAATGTTTCGGGGATTCGCCTGAACACCCCCGTCGCTGGCGGCACGATGACCCTCACAGGTGTCAAGATTGACGGCTCTCTCGCCACTCCTCTTGACCAGTGTTTTTACTACAACGATTCAACGGCGATTTACTCGGTAGTTTCGACTGACAATACCTGCGCCGAAGCCGATATTTACGACCACCGTATCGTTGCAAACGAGATGAACCTGACCAGCACGCGGGACACGATGACCGCTAGCACAGCGGTATCCCCCCGTTCATTCGTCGCGACTGTCGGTACGTGGGCAGAAGGGGGAGTTACTGTAGCCTCGGCGAATGTGACTATCGCGAAGTACAACGACACCGCTGCCCCGGTTGTGAATATCTTGGCAACGGATGCAGGCGAAACTGGTTCTGTCACAAACTCAACTTTCACCATCACGAACGATCCTGCTACCACGACGGGCTATATAGATGTAATCCAGTTCCGCGCCATCCCGAACGCGATTGCGACTGGCAACACAATTAAGGTGACGGGCGCGAACGTCGGCACCACTGGCAGCGCATGTGCGGCAGCATCTTGCCGACAGGTTCGGGCTATTAAGTCGTATTCCTCATCCGCGCTCGATAGTAGCGGAGCCAATCTGTCGAACAACACAATCACTTTCGAGGCTGCGAACGGTATAGGGGTCTCAGTTGGCGATGACCAGACCGGCGCGGGTGATACCTATTCCGCGTTCGGAAAGGCAAACGGAAATACAATAATTTGCACGGCATCTGGCACCTCGGCGCATGGCGTTGGTCTTTTCTGGTCGCAGGGTGGTGTTGCGAGTGGCAATTTCGTTCGAGGTTGCGGCATTGGATTGCTGAGCAAAGACCAGCCGACTGCTGGTGGATTGTTCTCGGGGAATATCTTGATTGATATTGCCGAGTCCTACATGTACGCCAAAGGCTCAACCGCTCCACAGTTCATCAATAATACTCTGTCTGTCAGCAATTCAACCGGAACCCCGGTCGTCATCGGCATAGACGGCGCAACAAACTCAACCAACGTCACACTCGACAACAACAACATCGTAAGTACAGGCGGTCAGCCGACAAATCTGCTTAATACTGCCTCCAGCCAGACTATCGCCGAAGCAACCAGCAACAATTGGTATGGCTTCACATCTCCGCGGTGGACGTATCTAGGGACAGCCTACACAACACTCGGAACGTGGAATGCGGTTGGCGCGGTTGGAACCGATGTCGAGGTTGATCCCGGCTTCGTCGGCGGCACGGCCCCGACTACTACCGCAGGCTTTAGGCTGACTTCAGCATCTCCGCTACGCCGTGTCGGTCTCGATTTGAATATAGGCAACGTCCAAGATGCCGGAAACCGCGCTTTTTCCCATCCTCCCTCGATAGGCGCATGGGAGGCGGCATCAGGCGATTTAGCAGCAGAAAGGACCCTACGATAATTTATGATTAGTAGTACTTATTTTGATAACTATCTAGATCTCTTCCAGCATCCCGGTTGGAAGCAGTTAATACAAGAAACACAAGAAGTGTTTGATACACTTTCTTATGATAGTTGCAGAGATCATAAAGACTTTCTATCAGTCCAGGCTGCTAGACAGCAGTTGCAAAAACTACTTAAGTTTGAAGACTTAATCAAGCTCTCATTACAGCAGCTAGAAGAGGAGACAAATGACAATGATACTCTATAGCTACAACTGTCTTGAGTGCGGAGAATTCGAAGCCTTCTCCACGTTGGCAAACAGGCATGAAGATAAGCCCTGTCCTTACTGTGGAGAGTTTGGAATATTTGTGCAAAGCCCAGTACGCTTTACGTTGGAAGGGATTACAGGTCACTTCCCGACTGCCTATGACCGCTTTACACAGATACATGAAAAGGAAGCAAAGAGGGAACCGACTGTAGATTATAGCAATCTGTAGTTTCTCGCCCTCCCTTCCTTATATTACCGACAAGCCCCGCAAGGCCCGGAACATAAAGGAGAAAATTTATGTCCACATCTAATCTAGTCGATGTACCTTCGACAAACAGTAATCCCGACGCGCAGGAAGCTCTCTCAGGACTCATGGAAGAGCGAGATCCGTCCAGTAAACTGCCAGACAAATTCAAGGGGAAGGGTCTTGACGATGTAGTCAAGAGCTACGTAGAACTTGAATCCCATGCAGGTAAGCAGGCACAGGAACTTGGAGAGTTGCGGAAACTGACCGATGCCTATATCAGATCTCAGATAGAGAATGGACGTAGCGACGAAGATCCCAGATTCCTTCGTTCAGAGGAACAGCTTACTAATAACGAATTCGACAACGGATTCGAAGCTGATTCTCTGGATGACGTTGATCTGGATGGTAAGACAGTCCAGAAGATCGTAGAGAAGAAACTGACTCCTATCCAGAAGGAGTTGTTGGAGCTAAAGAAGGAGAAGTTTATTACTAAGCTCTCCCAGAAGCACAATGACTTTGAACAGATAGTGCAGGATAAGTCTTTTCAGGATTGGGTTATGGACTCCCCTGTTCGTATCGAACTGTTTAAGCGGGCAGACCGCTCATTTGATTTGAATGCTGCAACAGAGTTGTTTGGTATTTGGAAAGAAAAAGCGAAGGTGCCGCAAATGGTTGAACAAGCAGAAAAGGAAGCCGAAGGTAGGAATACTGCCTTTAAGCAGGCCCATATGGAAACTGGAACCACCAGTGATACACCCAAAGGTAAGACATACCGAAGGGTTGACATCATTGAGCTTAAAATGAAAAACCCGGAACGCTACAGAATGCTAGAACCGGAGATCATGAAGGCTTATGCAGAAAAACGGATCATTTAATCCTATATGTTTAGTAAATTGAGGTAATATATAAATGGCTACAAGTACATATCCTACAGTTTCTGCGAGTGTAAACCTCACAGACATCGACAAGTTTATCCCGGAATTGTGGAGTGATGAAGTCATCGCTGCCTACAAGACCAACCTCGTTATGGCTAATCTCGTCTCCAAGATGAACCACAATGGTAAGAAGGGTGACGTGATTCATATCCCGGCCCCGTTCCGTGGTTCGGCGAATGCCAAGGTTTCCGAGACAGGTGTGACGATTCAGTCGTTCACTGAAACTGAAGCTACTGTGTCAATCAACCGTCACTTTGAGTATTCCCGTCTCATCGAAGATATTGCTGCTACTCAGGCTCTGGGTTCGGCTCGTACCTTCTACACGGACGATGCAGGCTTTGCCCTTGCTCAGCGTGTGGACCGCGATATCTTTGGTCAGTGCCACTACCTGAATGCGGGTAATACCACTCCGTCTAGCTCCAACCTGTTTGAAACAGCGGTGATTGGTTCGGATGGTAGCACTACGTTCAGTGGTGCGGGCACTGGTAACGGCGCTGCTCTTACTGACGTTGGTCTTCGTACCATGATTAAGACTCTTGATGACAATGACGTTCCAATGTCGGAGCGTTTCATGGTCATTCCTCCGGTGGAGAAGAAGAGCCTGATGGGTATCGCTCGCTTTACGGAGCAGGCGTTTGTTGGTGAGACTGGTATGGGTAATACCATCCGCAATGGCTTGATTGGAGACCTCTATGGTATCCAGATCTATGTCTCGACTAACTGCCCGTGGATTCACTTGGAATCGACGACTACCAATACCCAGATTGCCAACTTCAGTGGTACTACTCTGGCTGCTTCGAGCACTTCGGATGCCGCCTTTGGTACGCTGACTGTTGACTTCACTGGTAAGACTGACAGCAAGTATCGTGTCGGCGTGCTTATGCACCGTTCGGCGCTGGTGTTTGTTGAACAGATGGGTGTTCGTATGCAGACACAGTACAAGCAGGAATATCTTGCTGACTTGATGACTGCTGATACCATCTACGGTGTGGGTCGTCTCCGTGACGGTAACGTCACTAACTCCTCGACTGCTGGCTTGGCATTCGTGGTGGCTAGCTAATCTAAACTAGCACTGGGGGAGGCTCCAAACCTCCCCCTTTTAAATTCTTTATTAGGAGAGAAAATAGATGGCATTTACTACAGCAGGTACAGCTACTGTTTCGCAGCGTGGTCGTCAGCAGTATCAGGGTCTTTGGACGGATTTCTTTTGCGTCAAGATTACTGGTTCTGACCCCGCTTCTGTTGCAGCAGGCGCTGAAGATACCCAGACCTATACCGTAACTGGTTTGGCTCTGGGTGATATGGTAGTTGGTTGGTCTTATAACCTTGATCTGACCGTTGACGGTGCTATCGAGATCTATGTGAGTGCAGCCAATACTTTGACTATCCGTATTTCCAACCTTAACGGTGCTTCTGGTCTGAACTATGGTTCGACGGGTACTTGGAATATCCTTATTGGTCGTCCCGGTTGGTAATATATGACTAGTAAGCTAATTCGAATCCTTGATGAAGACAAATTCGGATATATAAGAGAGACATGCAGATTTTACTCAATAGAGTTTGAAGAGGTAGAAGAGAATGGCGTCAACTCCAATGACCTACCTTGCGATGGTGAACAAGATTCTAACCCGGATGCGAGAAAACCGGGTAGGGTCACTCAGCGGAGCAAGTGAGTATGTTCAGCTAGTACAATTGCTAGTAAAGGAGTCTGTTGACGAAGTAGAAACTGCTTGGTCTTGGAATTGCCTGAATAACACTGTTCCCCTAACTCTTGTAGGAGGTACGCATACGTACTCTCTGCCGGACTTAGGGGATACTTTTATTGTGGATACCGTATGGAATGACACAAAGAATTATCCAATTAATTACCCGGTTACAAGTGACTATATCAATAGTCAGTTCGGATCTACTGTTACTAGTGCTCCTGCCAATTGTGGCATTTACGGGGTGGATTCCAATGGAGATCCGCAACTGAGATTCTATCCTACTCCTACGGACGCAGATAGCGTCACCGTCTATATCAAGAGGAATAGTCTCTATACAGGCGCAGATGGAGACGTAATCCTTTGTCCTTGGATGCCAGTATACCTTTGTACTCTTTGGAAAGCAGTCTCTGAAAGAGGCGAGGATGGCGGTCTGTCTGTCGAAGAAGCTTATATGAACTACCAGACCATGCTAGGTACGTACATTGCAAGAGATGCTGCCTTGGGGCACACCAACACTACTTGGTACGCTGATTAATGCCTACTCCTCTAATACCTGTCACATTCCAGAATCCTGGAAGTAAGGGACTCAATACGGTAGATAGTAGTAATCTGCTTGATACCTCTTGGGCTACCGAACTGACTAATGCAGTCTTTGACAATGCAGGGCGCATTGCAGCTAGAAAGGGTTGGATCAAGCTTACTACTTCAGGCACTCCGGGTGCTCATGATATAGAGCAATTGCACTGTTTTGAGGACGGGACTAACACCGTCCTTATTAGTACCTCTAACAATAACATTTATTATGGTACTACTACACTCACTAGTATCAAGGGTGCGTTAGCGCCTACTGCAAATAGATGGCAGTTTGTGAACTGGAATGATGGTACTAATACCAAGATTCTTGGTTGGCAGACAGGCCATAGCCCTATTGTAGTAACTATGTCGGCTGGCGCTCCGACTGGTAACTTTGATGCAATTGTAGCATCTTCTGGATCTGTCCCTACAGGGGACTGTTGTATGGTAGCTTGGGGTAGAGTCTGGGCTACTACGTCAGATAACCTTACTATCAAGTACAGTGGTCTCCTCAACGAGACCCAATGGGCTTCAGGTGGTGCAGGTAGCCTTGACACCCGCTACTACTGGCCGGGATATGGTGACTTCATCGTAGCATTGGCAATGTACCAAGATTACCTTGTAGTCTTTGGTCGCAGAAATATTCTGCTGTACAGTGGTACTCTCACCCCTTCTAGCGCTTTGACTCTTGTTGACAAGATTGAAGGTGTAGGCTGCGTGGCAAGAGATAGTGTCCAAGGTCTTGGTAACGATCTTATTTTCCTGTCTGAGACAGGTCTTAGAAGTCTCTCTAGGACTTTGACTACCGATAGAAGTACTGGATCTAAGATCCCAGTACAGGAAGTAGGTGCCCAAGCACGAGATGAAATAGTCAGCTATATCTCTGGCAACGAACTGACTATCCGTAGTTGCTACAATGCAGAACAGGGATTCTATTTACTAGTAATGCCTGAGAGTACAGATCATGTCTGCTTTGTCGTAGACCTAAAAGGTCTCAAGACACAGAATATCCTTGGTTCCAATTCTTTCGATCTGGACAATGCCAGAATTGCTAAATGGTCTGGTTGGAATGCTTTCTCTGTAGCCTATGGCAGAAACCAAGTGATGTACGGTGGTTTCACCAATACTGCTGACAGTAACAATACAGTCATTGGGTATTATGGTGGATACCTCGATAACACAACTTCTTACACTTTCTCTTGGTTGAGTCCTTGGATTGATTTGGGCACTGCTGACGGCTCCCAGTCCGGTGCTTTTATTAAGATACCCAAAGAAGCAGTAGTATTTACCATTGGTGGTCTTGGGCAGAGTTACACAGTGACTTGGGGTTTTGACTTCAGTCCTATCTATAACAACTATAACGTAGTTCTTCCGTCTTCTGGAGCTTCAACTTCAGAGTGGGGTGCCTCTGGTACTGAGTGGGGCGTATCTGAATACGGATACTCCACTAGCCTTACTCTTAAGAAGAACAAAGCTCACATGCTGTCTAGTGGACAGGTTATGCAGATAGGTCTTTCAATGCCTATTTCTTCTCAAGCATTTAGTCTTCAGAGAATTGACGTTTATCTGAAGAAAGGTAGAACGGCGAGGTAACAATGAGTAATTATACGCAATCGACGGACTTCTCTGCAAAAGATGCCCTTGCCTCTGGAGATCCCGCCAAGCTAGTCCTTGGGGCAGATATTGATACTGAACTTAGTGCAATCTCTACGGCAATATCTAGTAAGCTTGATACTCCATCTACTGAGACAGCCAAAGCTGCAATCTCTG